GTCGTAGCATAGTTCGGTAAAGCCGTCTATTACTATGTCAGTTACCCCTGCCTCTTGTCCCTTTGGGCTGTTCAGAGCCTTGAGGTATGCCTCAAAGTCTTTCGCAAACTTAATCGGGTCATTCTGTGGCAGTGGGAAGCGTACAATATTCTCTTCGGGTATACCGAGAGCATCGTTCTCCTCTCTGCCTATCAACAGTAGCCTGCCATTCTTACCGGGCACAGGCTCTCTTTTCATGTAGTCCCAGAATGCAGACACCCCTAAAGATGTCTTACCTACTCCGGGCCCACCATATAACAACGTACTAATGTGCAACATATTCCTCCTCATAGTACTTCTCTTCTATAATTCCATCAACGTCAGCACCAGTCAGCCACCCACGACAGAGTTGCTGGTAGTCACACCAGTTACATAGCGGTGTGAAGTGGTGAGTTGGCGCTTCAGTCTCACGGACACTGTTCGCTAATCTTACCATATCTCGCCCGGCGTTGTCAATAGCATTTTGTGAAATTAAAATTTCATTTCCTTCCATCGGGTCATCCTGTGTACTCCACAGTATATGCTGACGGTAGAATGGTTGCCCTTCCAGCCAGTCATATGACTGCTGAAGGAGCCACGCATATCTAACAGGTTGAATGCCCCACTCCTCGTAGTTGAGCAGTTTCTTTTTAACGCCTGCACCTTTCTCGCTACAGGTCTTGAACTCATATATCACAACACCGTAATCGGTCACTGTCCATAGGTCTGGCTTGCCCACGTATGTGATGCCATCAATGTCAAGTTCTAATTTATCTTCAGCGACAGGTATCTTAACGTCGAGCAACCACTTAGGCACTCTGTCAATCATCCTCATCACTCCGGGTTTAAACCTGTTACCATCCTCAAGCAATCCATCTGCATAATCATAGGCATCTTTTAATTTGCCTGTCATTACAGCACGTTCCATTGCGTCGTGGAATGTAGTACCGGAGGTCAGTGGCCCACTCGGAGTATAGCCATACTCCTTGAGTCTCCTACCCCTGTATATATATTTCATTTGACACTCTTGCCAGTTGTCGAGTGCCGTTACGCTAGTCCGCATTTAATAATTCTCCCAGTGTTTTCCGCTGTCCTACGTGTAGTCCAGCCTCTTTCCATCCATCCTCGTTGTCTTCAAGTAACGCTCTCACGTCACCCTCATAATATTCCTCTAACTTTACTGAGGCAGTTGGCCCAACTCCGTCTATAAGTCTACGGACTAATTTGCGGAATGGACTACTGTCCTGTATTCTTTTATAGTCATCACCTGCAATTATACTTAGCAGATGGTGACCGGGTTGCATGACATTTCTAATCCTCTTCAGCGTTGACAGCACTTGCTGGTCAGCCGCAGGAATTAATATAGTATTACCACGCAAGTCCCACTTCAATAACTCTACGATTAAGTTTAGGTTGTTGAGTTGCCACCAATCAGGCGAGAACTGTGCTTTAGAGCGTCCCTTATCAGTGAATCTAAGTCCAAGAATGGGGATACTAACAGCACCTTCAAGCCGTCTGAGTTGTCGTTGCAGTCGCCTGCTTCGTAAGCTATTACAGAGGTCGTGAGCCTTCTTCTCCTCAATACCGACGACGAGACCGCCAGCGGTGACGAATACGTAGTCTCCTTCTGTAAGTTTTGCGACGGTGAAACCTTTCTTATTGGATTTCTTGACATACCCAGCAACGTCCTGACGCCCATCCACGTATATTTCATCTTTGCTTCCTAAACTCTTGCCGTCGTACAGTAACTCCTCCTTCTCTACTGTGTACAATATTGCTCCTCTTTATTTTGCGCCGTTTTTCAATCTTCATATCTCGGCGCTCCCATTTCTTCATATCTATGCTCCATGAATCTATCGTAACATCCCAAGCATATGGTCTGCCATCCATCCTCTAGCATATGCACCTGTGTGCGCTCGTCAAGTGCCATGCCGTTCTTACAGGCAAAGCACTTATTCCCATTTATCTGCCACTCCAAATCCTCTTGAAACTGCATTACACTACCACCCTTAGCTCCCACGGCATCCAACCATTTGGGTCGGTCTCCCACTGGGAAAGTTTTTTGCCAACAGCTATGCTTCTGAACAAGCCTTCACTAACTCTACCCCCCCTACAAGCCGTTAGCAATTCTGTTGCTTCGGGCATAAGGCATCCACGGCATAGGTATAATGTTTCAAGGTCAGCACCATCTTCGGGGTAGTAGGGAAATCCTACAGCCCACCTCTTTCTACCGCAACCAACCTCTTTATCACACCTTCTATCGTAGTTATACCACAGTTCGCCCCAGTCAATTTTTCTAGTGTTTATGTCGTCACTGAATGGGGGACATGTGGGAGGGTAACCTTGGACGTATGTCTGGCTCAGGTCATATTTCACCCACTCGTCTTTTAACCACGAGTTTGGTATGAAAGCACCTCTGTGCGGCGCAACATGCCCTCTATCAAAGTTATCGTTAAACTCCTTCTTGCTTATTTTTCTTTTAGCAATCAGGTTTATACAATTATGGCAGAGTTGCTTACTGTCATCCTCACCATCATACCATAATACACTCCACGGTAGCGTCACTTTATTATATTTACAGTGAAAGCACTGTGTCTTACCTCTTGCCATTTTATTCACCCTCTAGGAGTTTCATGCCGAGGGCAATTACGCCACCAGTGCAACCAGTGACGATGGCGATGAATTCCGGGTTGTTTGCTTGAATAGCAAGCACACTCACTACCCCCAGCACACCCAGTGCAACTATTATCTGCGGTCTTATCTTTCCTAATCCCATTATTCTACCAGCCTATACATTCTAGTTTTATTATCCTCCATCAACTCGTAGGTAATTTCCCCCTTAGCCACTAAGGTTTTACGGAGGTCATTAGCCTTATTATATTTCATACCTGCCTCCTCTAGCAGTGCTTTGTCTATGTCTCCTAATGTCCTCGGCCCAATCGACAGTAGTCGTCGGACAATCGTCGCCGGGTCTTCATCAGACACTTGGAGTATACCATTTTTTTGACTGAAGTGCAACCATCGGTCTTCGGGCTTTTCGTTGTGCCTGACCTTTTGCCACTGTAGCTGTGCTTGAGCCCTCTTAGGAGAGTGCAAGTGTATTATACTGTCAGCCCAGCCTTCCAGTCCTGACCATCCACGTAGGTTCTGCGCTCCTGAGTATGACGTACCGTCACCTCGCCACGTAGTCTTCCTACCGTGATGTACCATTACCACACCAGAGTTAGTATCGGTAGAGAGTACGTCCATCCTGTCGAGCCACGCTCTCACGTGGGCATCATCAACCTCACTGCCACCAAGCAATTGGGATAGTGGGTCTAGGAATATAAACTCTATCTTGTTCTCTAGTACTGCCTCGGTGAGTTCTTCCCATTGTGTCTCAGACTTGAGTGTGAGGTCTCGTGCATAGTAGTAGAACGTATTGTCTGCATGCCCATACTCGGCTCTCGTACTTAATCCTCTTGCCTGCATCATCTTGGGTACAATCTCACCCTGTAGGTATAGTGTACGTGCCTTGGCTTTCATCTCGTAGCCTAGCCAGTCTACACCATTCGCCATAGCACGACACAACTGCATCGTGGCAAATGACTTGTAAGAGCCCGGTTGCCCATAGATTATCACTCTGCCTTGAGGAACAATCAGGTTCTCACCTAGTATTGACGGCACTTCTGGTATGTCAGAGTCCAGAAAGTCGTCAAATTTTATTATTTTTATTGGATTCATAATCCTCCTTGTATTCGTGGTATCCGCAAATAGGACAGACTAATTCGCCGTACCAATCTTCATATAGTTTTCCGCAACCGTTTTTACAGACACTCACAGTTGCAATTTTCGTTACAGTTGTCACATTCACACCAGCTTGTTCGTATGCAATTCTCCATACAGTCACAACCTACACTACTGCAAAAGCACGGCTCTTCAGTCCAACCATGCACGTCACAATAGTAGTCAGTCACGACCCCTCCACACTCTACAGCCAACCACACCTACTGCTAGTAGTATGCAAATATTTATTATTAATTGTAAATCAAACTCTATAGGTTCTAGCATCTATTCTTCCTTTAGTTGAACGTAGTTGTTCTTAGCCCATACATCTAATTCATTATACTCATTCTGTTGGGCACTCTCATTAAATAGGTATCTGCTCATACCGTACATCTCCTTAGCACACTTAGCACAGACATTCTCTGTTACGTGGTGTCCAAAGTCATAATACTGTGGTACTTTCATCACTACTCTGCGTTTGCTACATGCAACGCACTCATCTTTGTCACGCCAGTGATACTCCTCGTTGGCATCTATCATGGCAGTATGCTCAGCCCTCTGCTCAGGGCTGAAGATAGCCACGTTGCCGTCACTATATTTTGCCTTGCCGAACACGGCTGTTATCATGTCAATTAAACTCATTCTGTCTCCTCCTGCGACCATCGCTGGTATTCGTAAATACTCTGCCCCTTTAGTTCATAAAGTCTTTCCCAAGTTAAGTCATGCTGTTTCATAACTGCTACATCATTTGCAAGTCTTAGCTGTGTAAGTTCATTTGCTATACTTACTATGATTTCAGTCAGTGCAAAGTCTATGCCGACTACTTCCATTGTGCCTTCAATATGCTCCATATTTCTCCTCTAAAACATTCCTAATATATATGCGTCTGTTGTATTTACCTTCTCTCCCAGTGTCAAGTCATAAAAGCCTCCATCTTCCTGTGTTTCAAACTCATGGGTTGCCATTTCAATAGCTGACTCCTCGTCATCTGCCTCCACAGTATAACTCAAGTATGCTCTTGTTGTCAAGGTCACATGCCAGTCCCTAGTATTTTCACTCATAGTCTATGTCCTTTGATTTTTCAACATCTTCAGTGTACTCTCCTATGTCCAATCGCACACTGTCTAGCGTGTACGTATTGTTAATCAAGGCTCTTAGTAGGTCGAGCAGGTCACCGTATGTGTCTTGGTCAAAATACTCTTCTACTTCCTCGTATGTATATACTCTAATCATCTAAACCCTCCGCATAATTCCATATACTAATAACCTCTGCTAAATCTCTGTATGACCAACTGCCATTCATCACCCTGATAATTATCTTGGGTGCATCATCAGCTTTCTCTAGCCATGCTAGTACGTCTGTTTCTTGTATGTCACTTATCAGCATTCTTTCTCTCCAACATATACTCATTTTCTAAAAACCCATCTGCTAACTCCATAGTATAACACTCTACTGCCTCATTCATACAGTATGGGTGTACTACAAAAGACACCACATCATCCTCAATATAAAAATTAGTTAGCCCCTCGACTGCTTCAATCTCAACAGGAATAATACCCCACTGATGCCCACTAATATTTTCCAAACATATATTACACTTTTGCCAAAATTTCTCTTCAATGAACTCAGCCATTTATTTCTCCCTATCTGTGCCTATCCAATCTATTGTACCACCACTCTCGTTCAGCTTATTAACAGACCACACTTTATATTCCATAAACTCTACTTCGTCTATCATATCGTGCGGTATCTGCTCTAACTCACCATCTTTGGTAACTCTATTATACACTTCTACTAAGCTGTCCCCCTTAATATACTCGGTGCAATCCATCACAATCTGGAAGTGTACGCTATACATCTTAGTCAATTTCAAACTCCTTTAGGAACATGTCAACATGTATCCAAGCATCATCATACTCACCAAGGTCATTAGCGGTAATGATGGCATCCGCATAATAATCTAGAGTATCAGCAAATTCCTCTTCCCCTTCATCATCACCATCATCATTAAAGTAATAGTTCTGTATCCTTTCAGAGCCAAAGTCTCTAACTATCCACTCTAGGTCATTGACTATTTGGTCAGGAAAAGGGAATGATGGTTTTTGCATCTTACTCCACTCATTATCATAGCGTAGGAAGTAGTGACATAATGCACCACCTACACAGAAGTCAGAAGTCTTTTGGTTTCTGCCTACCCTACCCTTATACAACTCTCTAATAACCAACGCCAAGTCACTATCCTCGGTAACTGCTGGTGCTTCTCCACGCATATCACTACTCATTGTCTTGCCTCCAACTAAACTTGATATTCTTGTTTG